CCAGATGTAATAGTAGGATATACAGAACTAAAGAACTGTTCTGCAATATGGTTAGGTATGAATGCAAACTCATCAAGGAATATGATGTTGAATGACATACCTCGAACTGCAGATGCGGAGGTAGATGCTGCAAGAATTTTAGAACCATTCTCTAATTCCATACTACCTTTATTGTAGACCACAATACCTTGTTGAATCCAAAGTGGTAGCTGTTCGTATGCTAGTTGCAATCTTCCTAGTAGGTCTCTAGCAGTAGAAAGTTTGTTTGCTAAGATACCAATATTGACATTATCGTTGAACAACGCATAATGCAAAAGGTAAGACACACACGTAGTGGACTTACCAGTCTGTCTAGGAAGTTTTGCTATATTAAATCTATGCTTATGAAATTTCTCTATGAGTTCCTCTTGGAAATCCCACATTTTAAATGGCACAATACCTTCATCAAGAGATATAATCTTGATGTAGTTTTTGGCAAAGTACACGGGGTCTTCTTTGCACTTCAAATATTCCTGTACCTGTTCGGGTGTAAACTGTATTTCAGTTCCTACCTTCTTTAGGTTCGGGTTGCCTAAGTAAAAATCTTGACTCATGAATTAGTTTTCAAATACTGCAATGCAGATTCTTTCGTATCAAACCAATGCATATGATGATGCAGTTGCAGTGAAAACTTGTGGGTTATAGCGTCGTAACCTATACTCCCTTCAAAATCCATCCAATCAGGATCTAGTAGATCCTCGCTTACCATTGACATCGGAAACCTCCTCTGCTTTTAACTCATATTCTAGCATAGAGCGTAGAATAGTTGCACGAGTTGTCTCATTAAATGCTTCCAGAACACGGAGTTCTGCTTGCAATTCTTCAACTCTAGTCATATTTAGTCTCCTAACGTTAGCACTTCCATTTACGAAGTGACTTGTTTATACGACTGTCAGGGTCTCTGGCAGTCTTAGCAGAAGTTAATCTCTTCTTCATTCCTTTCATTCTAGCACAGAAACTTGCTCTTCGCCCTGCTGCCTTACCACCTTTTTTTACTTTGCCTGTGACTGGTGCTTTTAAATCACTGCCAGGATTCTGTCTCTCGTATGACTTACGACCTTTCTCGTTTAGTCCACCAGAAGGACTCTTACCTGATTTCTTTTGCCAATCTTCACTAACTTGGTCTTGTGGGAATGTAGGTACGTCAGTAGAATGTCCAACAGTTTCTTTTTTGTTCTTTGGTTTTTCTCCTTTCTTTTTCTTACTAATTGCAATCGCTGCCTGTTGTGCTGCGTTTGCTGCCTCACCTAATCTTCTATCTTGATTCTTATTCTTATGTTTCCATGCTGTAGCGTATGCGATTGACTTCTCATCTTTTGTCAATGCTCCGTCTTTTGCGTATGATTTCTTGATGTGTTTAATCATCCTTTCATACTTCTTACCGCTTGGTGCTTCTTCTTTTACTGCTGCTGCACGTAGTCTCTTTGCTTGACTCTTATGCATTGCAACTGCCTTATCTAATTCAGCAGGAATTTTGTTTGCTTCTTTACCAGCGTCTTTCTTAAATTCTTTTGAGTTCTTTAATCTTTGTGATTGACTAGCATGCATCTTTACTGCAGCGTCTAGTTCTTTTGGTATCTTATTTACAGCAGCACCATAGTGTTGCTCACTCATACTCTCACCATTAGATGCATCTTCACCTGTTTGTCCTGTTGGATTATCACTTGGGGTGTCATCATATGAACCATATGTGATACAAGGTTTCTTACCACATCCACAATTTTTATTCTTATTGATTCCTTCTTTCTGAAGCATACCATCCTTACCAATGGTCATACCGCTTGGTAATGGTTTGCATTTCTGTTCATCAAAACAATAGTATTTGCCTTCACCACAGTTCTTCTTTGCTTCCAAGATAAATCTTTCTCTTGCTTCCTTCACCATTAACACAGGGTCTGACGTAGGATCTGACTCGTGAAAGTTTATAACTCTTGAGCCAGGATAAACTTTATCCACAATCTTTTGTGCTTGTGGTCTTTGTAGTTTTCCTAATTGATCACGGAATACAGTTATGTTGAACTGTCTACCCCTCCATACAAGAGAGATAACGTAGTATCTACCGTACATTGTGGGTATGCGTGTTGCCATTTACCTAGTGTATGCTATTTTTGTTACCTTAACTGATGAACCACCAGCTGATGCTTCAAGTGTATCTGTTGCATCTTTCTCGAATACTTCTACTGTGCCATTAACAACGGTAGTGCTACCAAGCGTATTACCACCATCATCTTTTCTTGTGATTACTGCTACAGCACTATGTCCGTTATATAAACGAACTAGAGTTGCATTACCCACATTACTTGCAGAAGATAGATCCGCTTCAGCTGCTAAAACTTTAATTACCATGATTGGATACTGTCTTTACTAAGTTATTTATCAGTCTTCTTACTTGCTTGTTTAAGCATTTTCTGAAGGTCTGCGGTGCTTCCAACAAATAAAGCATTGTTGGTTACAACTTTCTTAGCACTTTCTTCTTTGACATTCTTTTTGTCTTTCTGTAGTGCCATAAGTTTGTCAGCGACATCACCTACATGCTTGATAAGTTGTCCTGCAACTTCGTATGCACGTGGATGGTCAGATGACATTGCAAGGTCAAGTGCACCATTGACTGCCTCTTGTCCTTTGTCAATCAAAGAATATAAGTTGCCTCTAGCATACTCGTAGTCTTTGTCTACATCTTCCGTTGCAGTAGATTTAGCAACTTCTTTTCTAGGTGTTGCTTTTGTTGCCACATCCTCAACGATGTCAAATGCATCATCGAGTCCAGATGTATCTTTGTTGATGGGATTAGGGTTACTCATAATACGATGTTGTCTCACTGAATCCGAAGTCATCACCAGAAGTTAGTAATGCATCATCTGCTGCGTTTAATACATCAACAGGTGTAGAAGCATTTGCACTTGCTGCCTTCGTGCCATTTTGTGCACGACGGACTGATAGTTTGTTTGGTGATGTCTTGCTCTTAACATACATGACCTCATTACCAATCTCAATGAATGACTGAGTTGGTATATTAGTGAAGTCTACAACTTCAATAGTAAGGTTACGTGTATTGATAGCACTTGCTAGTTCTGTAGTGCCATCTTTGTCTTTGTCTGTAAGTGCTTTTGGTACAACCTGATAAGAAACCTGTCTTGTAGAAGTAAGATCCACCTCTGTATGGTAATCGACTTTTGCTTTCTTGATAGGTGCTTGAGTTCCTACAGGTCCGTAGATGTATGACTTGCAAGTAAACTGCATAGTTATCAAGGTTATCTTCTTGTCATCAAAGGAACCTTCGTAATCATCACTGTATGAAACACTGTTTAATATTATTGGTATGTCTCTAAACTCCTCCATACTATCGACAAGTTTTATACTCATCTGATATGAAGGTTGAAATAATGGTAGTATCTGTTCTGTTATCTCTAATGCTTCGTCGTTTGTTTTAGATATTATGTTTAATTCAAAATCAATATTATATGGTACAGGTGTAAACTGTTTCTTGACTGCGTTGTTAGTATCTGCTTTTAATGTTAGTGTAGTTGGTGCAAGTTTTCTAGTAGCATCATAAGAAATACCCGACATCTCGAAAGATAATCGGGGAACTGTGATAGCAACCTTCTGGTTGAGATCCGCTTGTTGTTCTAATCTTGCTAAAAATTTCTGTCTAGGACCGTATGCCAACGGTACCTTCATTGTGCTGTATACTGTACCGTCTGATTTCTCTTTTCGGCATTCTATATTATTGAAGAGTGTTCCAAATCCTATGACGCACTTTCTAATAATCTTGTTATAAGTGTAAGTTCCTAACATGTTAAGTCACCAATCCAAATGGGTTGCTTTCGCTGAAGTCAATAATATCGTCACCTAATGATTCAAAGGTTACGCTCTCTGAATATTTAGGGTCAGCAGTTGCCATTTCATTTTTGTTATCCAATACTATGGTTGCTCCTGACGTTGCTCCCATAATCAATTCACCGACAACGAATGAACCTGTAGGAGATTTGAGTTTGACAAATCCCTCTTGAGCGTTCCACTCAACTAACTGTGCAGTGTGTCCAGTAGTTCCACCAGTAACCTGTTCTGGAACTTGGAATGCACCAGTTAATCCTGCTGGTGCAGGAGTAAATGCAATTGTTGCACTTGTATATCCACTACCAGCGTTAGTAATATCTATAAGTTTTACACTCTTATACCCACTACCACCTGATAAAATGTTAATTGCAGTCAATACTCCATTAGTAAATGTAGGCACTAATGTTGCTGCTATACCACCCGCATCAGGTGCAGTTACATTGAGCACTGCCCTGTCCTCATCATAGTTCTCACCACCGTCTACTATGTTGACGGAACGTATCTGTCCATCTTTAACAACGCTTCTTATGACTGCAGACTTAGTAGGAGAACCACCACTGACAGTTATGTTTGCCATGAATGCTTCTGCTGCTGCATCTTGTCCATCACCTGTGATAGTAATAAGAGGAGTCTCGTTGTAACTACTACCATTATCAGTAATAAAGATATTAGTTAACTCACCACCAGTCAACACTGAGGTTCCAGTTGCTGTTGTACCAGCAGTTGTAAGATAGAAATGTTTGA